TCTTTACGACCAATACTCGATAAGATAAAAATTCCTTTAATGAAAGAGTTACAGTCTTTAGATGCTAAATATGCTAAACGCATGGAACCTATTCTTAAAAAAATACCACCATATGATTTTCGTATGTCAAGAAAACTTGATACAGGGGATTTTGAAATTGATGTTTCAGAAAGACATATTAAACAAGTTTTTTCCGATATGCCTTCTTATATTGCTGACGATGCAACATTAAGATTTACTGATAGAACAAGAGCTTTTCCTAACCCTGTTTTAGGGGGATTTGAAAGAAAATTAATTTTAAATTTTAATGAATTGGATCAGGTTTTAAATCCAAAGTTAAAAGGGATTTCTCCTCAAAGTAATTATCTTAGTAATATTGTAGAAAAAATTCCAAACACAGCAAAAAACAATATTGTCGATACTTTTATAAACAAGTACACAAAATGGTATCAGACTACTGCAGGAAGAGATGTTTTTGTTAGAGATAAATATACAACAGATGGGAATAAAGTTAAAGGGTTTACTTTAGAAAGACTTAAAGCTCCAAAACTTGGATTTAGTGGAAAAGGAGAAACAGATAAAATTTTACAAAATTTATTTGATGGAAAAATAAGTTTTTCAAAAGATTTTTTAGATAATAAACTTGCTAATTTAAGAGTTAACTTAGATTCTGAGTACGGCGACTTATTAAAAAGACAGCAACTAGAATTGGATGATAAAACTCAAGAACAAACTTTAGAAAATATAGATTTTAGAGAAGTTGAAAAAAAATATAAAAATATAAAAACAAAACTAGATAATTACTTGAATAATCGAAATCAAGAAAAAACTTTTAGTGAAGTCTTTTTAAAAGACAAAGATAATGAAGTAGGTGTAAAAATATTAGACGCTTTGTACACTGATTTTATTGATAGTCCCCGAAAAGGTAAAAAAAAGCTTTCTTTTAATTTTAAAGAGTATTTATTAGGAAAAGAATCTTTAGCAGAAAGTAGTTACCGAGATACTCGTTTGGTTACTACTGTTGATAATCCAATACGAGGAGAAAGGTCTGAGTATTCCAACCTTGACGACCCTAAGTATTTTAGTAAATTTGAACCAAATAACTATAAAGATAAAGAACTTGTAATTTCATCGGTAAGGACAAGTCTTACTCCTCCTGATATTCCTTATGACAAAGATTTGTCAGATATTCTAGAAAAAATGTTTAATGAAGGTCGCCGTGTTTATGATTTAAAAAACCAAGTTTTTCCGGGTAATTTTGTTAGTAGATTAGATGCCGCACAAGAAGACCCTTCTCAAATGTTAAACATTTTAAAAAATCTACAAAGACTTTCTTTTGGTGAAATATATAAAAAAATAAATCCAAATATTGGGGAGTCTTTAGTAAAAAAACAAGAAAGATTAATGAAGTCTTTTCCAGAAGGTGTGCCAAAAGACACAAAATTAAGTCCTTTAGAACGAGGGTTGACTAAAGGATCAACAATAAGAGAGCGTAGTTATGATGAGCCCTTTGAAAATTCTATTTTTTCTGACCTTAAAGCTTTTTTTGGAGTAGAAGACGTAGACATTTATTCTTTTTTTAAAGATGCAGCAAAAAATAAAAAAAATTTAGAGGGTTCTTCTTTTGATGAAATAGCTTCTGATATTATTCTTCGAGCAGAGCAGCGATTAAAACGCTCCCCAACCAGAGTATTAAGCAAAGATTATTACAAAATAAAAAAAGCAAACAATCCTTTAAATGTTACTACAAAAGGTAGTAAAAGGTCGTGGTTAGAAATTGATGATGATTTGACTTCTTTTAACTCTTTTGTAAAAGAAAAAGATTCTGCAATTGAGATTGTAGAAAAAATTAATGAAGGTGGTGGAGAATATACAAAGGGTAGTATGACTTCAAGATCAGGGGATAAATTTTATACAGCAATAGACCCTGTGACTGGTGCAGAATATGTTTATGAACCTAGAAAAGGCATTAAACCAACAAAAGATGTTTTTGAAGCTGAAAAAGAGGGAGAGTATTCGTTTAGACATGACACTAAAGAAGATGTAGTTAGAAATGTAAAAGCGTCAATTATTGGAGAAAAACTAAAAAATTGTATAGGAAGTCAGTGTCAAATTGTAGGACCAGATCAAAAATTATTTGTTCTTATGTCTAAAGACAATTTAGAACCTTATTTTGCCATAAAAATTAGTAAGTCAGGTCGTAGTGATGGTAAGTGGAAAATGGATTCAGGAGAGTTTTTAGGCACTCAAAACAATAGAATAGGGGATAATAACTTTATATTTCCACCTGAATTAAGAAAACAAAATAAAAGAGATAGCCAAGCAAGTGTTATGAGAGATACTGTAGAGCTATTTAATCATTTAGCTGAAAAGGGAATTGTTGTATCAAGAGGTAATTTTGAAACTAGAATAGAAAATTCTTTTGACCAAGAAGCTTTAGAAGAAATTTTTGCAAAATACCCAGACATTAATTTTGATTCTGCTGATGAATTGACTATGTATAAATTCAAAGACGGCGGCGAGGTTCGTGGGGTAGGATCATTGAACCATATTGCAAGAAACATGTTCAAACAGCCACGAGGTGTGGTAACATTGTCTTCTNNAATAATATAGGTATAGAATATAGGAATTTAAATGTCAGTTTTTAAAAAAGCAAAGAGAATAGGCAAGGAACGACAAGAACAATATGATGAGTTCCAAAAACAATATGATAAAATAAAATTAAACCCTATGGATTTTCCTATAGAAGACCGAGAAGATATTGTTAATAGGAACAGGAAATTTAAAAAATCTCTTAGAGACAGTGCAAAACGAGAGGGAAAGGGTGATTTTTTAAAACGCACACCTGTTATAATTGAAGCTATAATTGAAAAAGGAAAAGAAATCGTTGATGATTTCAAAAATCCAGAAGAATTTGAAATAGATGTAACAAAGCCAAATAAACAGTACATGGCTAGGGGTGGTGAAGTTTCTAAACGAAAGAAAAAGAAGTCTATTGATGGTATCGCCATCAAAGGACATACACGAGCTAAAAGGAGAAGATAATGGGTTTGTTAAGTGGTATAAGAGGAAAAGTTGCAAAAAAAGTTTTAAAAAAAGTAGAAAACAATAAACCCCAAACTAAAAGTTCAGGTGGTTTAGGTGGTTCAGGGTTATTTAGAAAAGTTGTAAGTAAAATAACAGATGCACCAAACAGTGTAGTTAGAGTGCCTAGTGGCTCTTCTGTAGCATCACCTTTTAAGATAAAGGGGTTAACGGTTGGAAAAAAGATAAAACCATTTCCGATGGTGAAATTTTCCACAGGCGGTGAAGTTAAAGGTAAAAAGAAGAAAAACTCNNATTGACGGTTGTGCAATTAAGGGATATACAAAAGGGAGAAGATAGGTATGGCAGAAAGCCCACCACCAGTATCTTTGGTAGAAAGAGTTACTGACGATCCAAAAGTAGAGGACGCTCAAACAGATTTAGAAATTGAGATGCCTGCTGCAACATTCAAGACCGACATTCCAGACGGTATTGAAATTGAAATGACAGAAGACGGTGGTGTAACGATTGACTTAGACCCCACTGCTGAAGACAATCCAATGACTGGAGAGTTTTACAGAAACCTTGCAACAGAAATCGATGACAGTGAATTAGGTCGATTATCTTCTGATTTAGTCAGTGAGTATGACGCAAACAAGTCTTCTCGTAAAGATTGGGAAGATGCGTATGCTAATGGATTAGAACTTCTTGGATTTAATTACGAAGAGCGTACCCAACCTTTTAGAGGAGCAACAGGGGTAACACATCCGTTGTTAGCTGAAGCTGCCACACAGTTTCAAGCTCAAGCATTTAATGAATTATTACCTCCAATGGGTCCAGTTAGGACAACCATTATGGGGACTCCCACTAAAGAGAAAGAAGAACAAGCTAAAAGAGTTCGAGAGTTTATGAATTACTACATGACTAATGTCATGGAAGAATATACTCCAGAGTTTGACCAGATGTTATTTTATCTCCCATTGGCAGGATCAACTTTCAAGAAAGTTTATTACGATGACGGAATGGAAAGAGCGGTTAGTAAGTTTGTTCCAGCAGAAAACCTCGTTGTGCCTTATGAAGCTAATGATTTAGATACTTGCCCAAATATTACGCAAGTCGTTAGAATGGATTTAAATGAGCTTCGTAAGAAACAAATTAGTGGTTTTTACAGAGATATTCCCGTGCATCCTGCACAGAACCCAACTGATAGTGTGTCCAATGAAATTGATTATATTGATGGCGTTCAGCCTAGTAATATTGACTATGACTGTACATTGCTTGAATGTCATGTTGATTTAGACCTCAAAGGTTATGAAGATAAAGACGAGAACGGGGAACCAACAGGAATTAAAGTGCCATATGTTGTCACAGTAAGTGAGGATAATGGTCAAATTCTATCAATAAGAAGAAACTACAAGGAGGATGATCCACAAAAGAGAAAGATACAATATTTTGTGCATTACAAGTTTCTTCCCGGCTTTGGATTTTATGGATTAGGTTTAATTCATACCATTGGTGGACTCTCCCGAACTGCCACAGCAGCCTTGAGACAACTCATAGATGCAGGTACGTTATCAAATCTACCCGCAGGATTCAAAGCTCGGGGACTTCGTATTAGAGATGATAGTGACCCACTACAACCCGGTGAGTTTAGAGACGTAGACGCACCCGGTGGAGCGATTCGTGATAGCTTGATGCCATTACCGTTTAAGGGACCAGATTCAACACTGTTCCAATTACTTGGTTTTGTGGTTCAGGCAGGACAAAGATTTGCAACTATTACAGATTTAAAAGTAGGAGATGGTAATCAACAAGCAGCCGTTGGTACAACTGTTGCAATGTTAGAGCAAGGCACAAGAGTTATGAGTGCCATACATAAGAGATTACATTATGCAATGAAGCAAGAGTTTAAACTTCTTGCAAAAGTAATGTCGGAGTATCTACCACAAGAATATCCTTACAGTATTGAAAACGCAGAGCAATCTGTTATGGCATCGGACTTTGATGATAGGGTAGATATTATTCCTG